TCAGGAATTAATATTAAGGATACCGTAAAGGCTGGTACGCTGGTTGGTGGCCACCCAGATATAAATAAACCGATTAAGGGCGTGCAGCTCTTCCTCTATCATGACGGAATTGCCATAGGCGACCCGATTTTTAAGGTCAAAGGGATTATTCCTAGCAACAAAATAAAGGATGTGACCTTTGAAGATGTATCAACCTTTGAAAAACGGATATCAGCAGGTAGGATATTATTGGTCGGGGTGTTTGCACTTGCTTGGAAAAAAAGAAACAAAAACGAAAATGCCTATTTGGTCATAGATTGGGAAGATGGCAGGTTCAACCATTCAACTTCATTTTTATTTGAGGGGAAAGGTAGTACGCAGCAGGCCAATACAGTCCGAAATTGGCTAATTAATAAATTACGATAGCGCATTATCTCCACAATCAAGGTGGAAACGTTTATTAAGCCATCTGTCTTATTGTCAGGTGGCTTTTTTAATTTTGTGGTAATGGCATATAACCGCAATAATTACTTAAGAAGGATTAGCTATATAGTGTCAGTTTACACTCAGGTTAAGCACCATGACGTTCCTGACACCTATATTTTGCGGCATGAGTTCCCAAAGCATAATATTTTTATTAGCTATCGGATGTGGATGAACATCAAGAATATGAAACAGAACGAAGTAAATCCGAGGCAATTAAGCCTCTTTGAATAATTAAAGATTTATCATATAAGCAGTTAGTTTTGGTTAAAGCCGGTGTTTCTACACGGGCTTTTTTACATTCTGGCCACATTTACCTTTACGGTTGCCGCTGGTCTTCTGTCAATAACCGGTTGTGCAAATCTATCCTGCCAGTTACAAGTAAAAGTCATTGTGCGCATTCTGATGCCGTCTGAACGGATTGCCCGGCCAAATGAAGTTCTTACCAATCCTGAATAATCAGTTCCACCGCTCCAGCCTTGCAGGACCTTGTAGATATCCTGCATAATGTCGTAAATCCGCATTTCATAGGCTGTTAGATCAACCGGAGCTTTGCGACTCACATTTTGGGTCATGTCGGCCACGGTAATCACAATCTGCAATAAACCTTCCTGGACTAAGTTTCCATCGTTACTGAATTGACCGCTTTGAATATCTACCAATGCACAGGGAAATTTAACCGGTGGACGGTCTCCATGAGTATATAAGGAAAGCTGTCCCCAGTCCTGGGCAATGTATTTTAATAGGGGAACCTGTGACTCCAGTCTGCCCTCTATATCACTGATGATATGCTTCATTATTTTTGTTTTAAAGCGTTGTAAATCTCTTTTTCAATTATGTTGACCTGCTCATCTACAGCTGCCTGGACTATTTGAGTGACCTTTGGATGATCACCTATAAATTGTCTGGCTGGTATCTTTATTTTTGAACCGACTTTCATTAATGCCAGATTCTTGTAGAACTGAGCATCAGCGGATAAGGCTCTGTTTTGTGCTGTACTTCTCGTACTGCCGTCTTTTTTGGTTGTTATTCCCTTTGTTAGCTCGTAATATTTTGCCCAGAAATACTTTTTCATTTTAGTAGTGACGGTGATCTCTCCACCTGAATTCTGGATATCGGCATATGGTTCTGTAGACTCCCAGTGTATTTCGTGACCATGAGTACTGGGGTTAATACTACGGCGCAGCTTGCCGCTCCTGATGAGCTGTGAGCCTTTTGAATTATGGTGTCCTTCTGCTGGCCATGACCTATCAAAGAACGCCTTCCTTTGGAAGTTACGGTCAAATTCGTCGGTCAATTCGACTTTGAGGTCAGTTAAAAGCCGGTTTAAAAAGTTGTTATAATCCATTATTTGACCTTTTTTGTAAGTGTGTCCTTTGCTTCCTTCTTATCCGCATTGCCTTTTGCCGTATATGGGTGGTTCGGTGGGAAAATGACCTTTTGCATACCGGGATTATACCTGAATATATCGGCAGCGTTATTGCCATCCTTATCAAGTCTGGTGGTGGCTACATCACCCAATTCATTAGCGGTCTTGCTATCGGTAATGGTGTATTTGCCTGTTTTGACAAGAACGGCCAGACAGCGACAACCCCAATCATTCGGAGGATAGTATTTAATCCAGAATTTATCAGTGCGAGGCAAAGTAATGTCTGCCAGCTTTGCGTGTGCTGGTCTTACATGATCATCGCCTGCGGTTCTGTATTGCAGATCATACTCCCCCTCCGTCTGTTCCTGCTGTATCCACTTGTCGGCCATCTGAGCGGAACCGACCGCATAGTTATATTCTGATTCCAGGTAACGCTGGTTATAAGTAGAATCAATGTCTACGATATCCTTTTTAAACTGCTCAAAAGGCTTGATTGTGCCGTTTGGGTCTTTGAGTAGCTGAGCGGCTTCTTTCAGGGAGGCATAGGACTTCATCCCGGAAAAAATAAAGATGTCGTTTTCAAACGAATTCCTGATAGTGTCAGAAATAACCGTTTTTATTTCCGACATGCTTTCCTTTAGTACGTCAAAGGTGGCCTTAATTAGCCCCTTGATGGGTTTGTCGGCCATCATTTTGCCATCCATTTTGCCAGTTGCATGGATATGCTTTAAAGCGGATTCAAAAGCCTTTTTAACGCCCTTAAATTCCTTTTTCCCTGCTGAAAGGTGGATGTGATCACAACCTCCAAAGTATAAGCCCTGGATGTTGGCGTGAAACTGATCAAACCTAAGCGGGCGAACGACAGCTTTCCCGTCCGCCCTCACTCGAAAAAATCGGCTGAAAGTTTGTTGTTTGCTTGGCTGACATCGGGTTGTGGGTTTAATCTATTGCCAATGACCTCAACTCCAAATTTATTTTTTATCCACTCATCGTCAACGTCCTTATATTGTAGCAGCCCCTTTGTAAACTCAAACAGCTGCTTAATGTCTTCTGCTGGGGAAAACTCAAAACGTAGATCGCCCTTCAGGACGCCTATCTTTTGGAGTGCCGGAATAATAATGGTATTCCAGTCGGATTCCACCGCTTCCATATCAGATTGAACCAATAACCATAACACCTCTTGGCTGCTCTGGTCCTTATTGAAACTGCCGTGTTTGGTGTCCTGGCCAATGATCGCTCCACTGATTAAAAGGCTGTTTTGGTTATCGCAAAGCTTAATCAGGTTATTGTAGACGTCTCCGGTGGTAGTTACCCCTTCAGCAAATTCAAATTCTTCTGTATCGTCTATAATAAACCAGGCAGCTGCACCCATGTCGGCCATCATTTTCTCGGCTCTTTTCAGAGCGTTGGGGTCGGTGGTGTCCGTTTTCATGTACCGGGGCGGAATACCGTAAATCTCACAGAGCTCGGACCAGCATGATTGCGCGAACCTTTTGAATAGCACATGTGGGACTGCTTTGTTTAGTAGCCCTTTTAAATCCTCTTCATTTAAGAACTCTAATATCCATGTGCCAAATTCGGGCAGTGTCCGGTAAAATACAGGATTGGTGTCATCTGTATAATCTTTAAAAAACTTTCCTGCCTGAGGTACAATATTGGTTCTGGGGATGGCTTTAACCTTAAGGTGATCATTTTCCCATACCAGCTCTACAGCGGAATAACCCAGATATTTTTTATCTAGGGCTGCATTGGTCAGTCCACGGTAATAGGTTGAACCCTTAAGTAACGCTGTTTGTTCCTCGTCAATATCACCATTAGGCTTCTTAAGCGTGAACTCACAGGTGAAAAGTTGCTGTTTTCTGTTCTCAATCTGGCTGGTCAAAAGAGCGTCCAGGCAAATTTCATCCAGTAGTAATTGAAGCATCCATGTTTTAGGCTCCTCCGCACTATTAAACTGGTTAATGGCCATGTTCCAATTGCTAATATCTTGTCTGGTCCTGAAGATAGATTTTTCTACCGTTGACATTATCCGACGTTTAGGTGCTGGACTAGCTGCAAGTTCTTTTGATGCTGGGTTGGCATTCCTGATGGCGGATAAAATATTATTGAGATAGCTCATGTCTGTATTATTTGAGGTTATTCGTGATTGAATTTCTTTCTACTTCCAAACCTGAACGGGGTATATTCATCTGAACCGTTTTCTGGCGGTGGCGGCGGTGTGATTTCTGGAAGATCAAGTGTGATATCGCCTTTGTTGACTTTTTTCAGAAAATCAATGGCACGATCATAACGGTCTTTAGCCTGTTCGTAAATAACATCCAGATTGCACAGCCGGGTGATATTATAGAAAGCCACATTTTTGGTGTATTCCAGAAGCAGTGCATTCCTTTCAGTTCCAGTGGCAGAAAATACGGCGTCCACATCATACCGTATCCGCCCGTCCAGCCATTCTCTTTTGTTATTTGCTCGTAGATAGCTTTTAACCTCATCTACAGCAGCGGTAATGGACATAAAGACAATGTCATCATCGTCCTCTGTAATTTGTTCGATCTGGTAGGCGTATATGACCGATTTCAATTCTTCTTTTGTTAAAAATGTTGTTTCTGGCATTTTGTTTAATATTTGCGTGATTCTCTAAAACCCATTACATATCCAGCGGTGGTTGCCCTTGCTCGGTGATTCAAAATATAAATAGCGCCTTCTAGGGCATCGGGAGCATCGTCATGGGAGCGGCTTCCCTTCTCGAACATAAGGAGCTGCTCTACTAGCGCCCTTACGCCTGGACTGTCTTTTTCCCGTTCGTTAATGATAAACAGCGCCCTTTCAAATAGTGGCTGCATGGCTTCAATGCGAGCGAATTTGTCTGGCTTTTTCCTTTTATCACCTCGTATGGGTATCTGGTGACCTATAAGCGCTCCTTCCTTTTTGAACTCATCCAAAAGAAGATCTTGCAAAAAGTTGGCTTCCATATAGTATAGCACTGGTGTGGCCTCATTGACAAATCCGTTAATATCATAATGCCATCTAACCATTTGAGCTACACTCGTCTGATCGGCAAAGGCTTTGATCAGGTGATATTCCCCTTTCTTGGTTTTCCCTACAAGCATAGTGGCCTTGTAGTCGGCACTATTGCTGTCTTTAAAGGAAGGGTCAGTATAGCATACAAGCGTTCTGTATTCCTTTAAAGGCAGTATTTTGCCGTAATGTATTTGCTTTTGCAGAAAAACTGTGCCTTCGGTGATCGGGTTATTCATGTATTCTTTCTGGAATAATCGTTCACCCTGAACCGCTTTCAGGTCATTGACTTCTGCACGTGTGTAATTTTCTGGCCAGCTGATGTTTCCCCTTTTATCCAGTATGTTGACGATCTTGTGATATAAGTTCTTTCTGGCCGCAAAACGGGAAAGGACACTGTCTTTGCCGATTCTATTGCCAACCATGATAAAACGCCCACGTCCTCCTTCCATAGCGCCAAACAGTGCGGATAACACCCATTCAAGGATTACTCCCACACGACTGGGGTTACGGATCATTTCGTCATCGTCGATATCATCGATGCAGATATAATCCGGCCTTCTGCCCCTGTTTTTAATACCTCTGGGAGACTGCCCTCGACCCAACGCCAAGAACATACATCCGCCGGTGGTTACAAATTCACCCTCTGTCCAGCTTCCTTCCAGTACTTGCTTGCCAAAATCCCTTGTCAGCCGTTCATTGTATTGCAACTCTGCCTGTAGATCTGATAACAGCCGGATAGCTGCATCCTGACTTTTGGACACAAGCACCATGAAATGAATTTCCGGTTCCTCCTGAAATAAAAGCCATAATGGGATAAGTAAAGAAGCGTGCGAGCTTTTGGCGTGTCCACGTGCCCACTCAAGTAAAGCCCTGATATTTTTCGTTTTCAGAATTACCTCAGCGGCTTCTATTTGAAATTTGGCTGTTTTCTTTCTGGCCAGATGAGGAAAATACTCTGAGACAAAATACTCATAGTTCTTCCTGGCTTTTTTAATACGCTTAGTCCTTTCCTCCTCACTGTCCTCTGCCCCAAATTTGGCCGAAAGAATCCAGTTAACACGGTCTTGCCATCTTTGCTGTAGTTCTTTTGTGATTTTTACTCTCATTAGTTGCCCAGTCTGAATTGAATAAATGAATCTTGAAGGCGAATGAGTTTCTTAAGGAAAGCCTCTTCGATGCCTTCAATGTTTCTGCGCTCCAATAACCAGTTTTGGAAATCCATAAAACACATGATTTCATCATCCACCGTATTGCGCTGTTTAAGCGTTTTGAGTTGTGCTACGGCTTTGGCAAAGCCGTCGGCGTTGAAATCTTCCTGTTCTAACATGAGGTTGATCTTGCCCAAAGCTTTTACAATCAGCTGGTCCATGCTAATTGTCTTAGCGGCTCTTTTTGCTTCCCATTCATCTTCCTTTTTCCATGCAGATATAGTCTGCGCAGAGACACCAGTTCTTTCGCTGATTTCTCCTTGTGAAACCTTTTGCATATAGAGCATGAAGGCAAACTCTCGCATGCCGTCGTTTTGGTTTCTTACCCGTTTTTTCTTCGGTGCAGCTTTCTTTGAGGGTATCACTTTTGGCGCCTTCTTGACTGGTTTTTTTGTGGCCATTTGAGGTAGTTTATAGTGCAAAGCTGCCTGTGTTTAGCCCTCTTATAAAATATCAAAGCAAGGTTTGCACAACTATTTCAACACGCTGTTGCAACTCCGCATTTTTGCATCAGAGAAAAGAAAAACAGCATGAAGCCATTTGTACTCAGTGACGGTTCTAAGATTAACAGCTTTGGATTCAGGGTGCGTACATCGGGAATTAATTATTCTCGTTTTGATGCCAATCCGGTTATGCTGGCCGAACATAAAAACTCAATCGACAGCGTCATTGGTAAGTGGTTAAATAGAAATATTGACGGTGTGAAGCTTTTGGCTGAACCCGACTTTGATATGGAAGACGACGCTTCCAAAAAGATTGCGGGAAAAGTAGAGCGTGGCTTTGTAAATGGCGCCTCGATAGGAATCCAATTTGATTGGGACATGTTGCAAAAACAACCTGATGGTGAATGGGAACTTATAGAATGTGAATTGCTTGAAGCCTCGATTTGTGCCATACCCTCCAACGCTTCTGCCCTCCGATTATATGCTGCCACTGATGGTCATCTCATGGATGAACAAGAATTTAAACTTAGCCTTTCGGCGCTTTCTGCGGACGGGGCTGGTATCAATAAACAAAAAAACAAAGAAAAAGAGATGAAAAAAGTAATCCTTTCCCTTTCCGTCCTTACGGCCCTCGATCTACAGAAAGAAAACACCACTGATGGTGTTGAATCAAGTGCCATCGAATCAGCTGTATTAAAATTACAATCTGAACGGGATAACGCTAACAAGCAACTTGCAGCACAGACAACTGCTTATGATGCCTTAAAAGCTCAGGTGGATGCACAGGCTAAACTGCATGTTGATAAATTGATTGATGAAGCCATTAAGTCTGGCAAAATCGACGCCACAAAAAAAGAAGATTGGACGCAGCTCGCTATGGCTAATCTGGCAATGGCTGAAAATACGCTGGCGGCTATTCCTGCTAAGAAAACGCTGTCAACCGACGTCAGTAACCCTGATGCAGGTGGTGAAGTGAAATCAATGGACGACTTCCAGAAAATGCCAGTTGAGAAGCAGTTGGCTTGGAAAGCATCCAATCCAGATGCCTATAAAAATATTTGCGGATAGTCGCCACTCCGGTTAGTGAGACCAAAACAGAATTAAAAAACATTAAAATTTAAAGAAAATGCCTCAAAATTTCCCAGAAGTATGGCTCGGACGGGTCAGAACGCAACTAACCACACAGGACGTAGCGCCTTGGTTGGATGGAATTGAAGAACTGGACACCGCCGTCATTGAGATGGGTTCCGGGAGCGCCGGTGAAAGTAATATCATTCATGTGCCAATTTCTACATTCGCACCTGATGTATTGATTAACAATACCACTTATCCGCTTGCTGCTCAGGCGTATGCTGACGGTACGGTTGATATCCATTTGGATAAATATCAAACTAAACCAACTACCCTCAGTGATGATCAGGTGATTGGGGCGTCCTATCCCAAAATCGATGCGGCCACTAGGTCTCATGTTGTGGCCATCAACTCTAAAAAGTACCAAAAGGCAATTCACGCGATTGCCCCTGCTGCGGATGGTGCCGGAACCCCGGTTATACCTACCACAGGAGAAGTGATTGGCACACGCAAACGCTTCACTTTTGTTGACCTGGTCAGCATGAAGGATGCTTTCGATAAAATGGAGGTTCCTGAAATTGGCAGGCGCCTGGTACTTTCAACCGATCACTGGAATGACCTGCTGGTTGATGAAAGCAACAAGGCTTATAACAAGCTGCTCGTTGATTTCAGAACAGGCCAGCCAGCTCCGAACATTGGAGGCTTTGACATCTATAGCTATGTCGCTACTCCTTATTTTACCACTGACGGTGCCAAAGTGGCCTTTGCCGCTGTCCCTGGTGCTACTGATAGCCGTGCATCTGTGGCCTACTTCGTGGGCAACCTGGTTAAAAAGACCGGATTCACCAAGCAATATTTTGCGCCTGCTTATCTGGACCCAGAAAACCAGACCAATAGGCTGAACTACCGTCACTATTTCATCGCCCTTCCGGTTATGAATAAGTATATCGGTGCAATTTACTCAGCTGCCAGTGCTTAATGCTGACGTGTAGAAAGGGCGCAGCGATGCGTTGCGCCTCTTCTTAAATCCAATTTCAAAACCTTTTAAATGCCCAAAGTATCCACTATATCCTCCAGTTGCCTGAAACTGATTGAACAGTTTGAGTGTTCTGGCAATGTGGATAGCCCTAAATGGCTTAACGCCTATCAGGACACAGGAGGTATCTGGACGATCGGTATCGGAACAATCCGGTATTTCGGTGGCCAGAAAGTTCAAAAAGGAGATTCTATTTCTGTTGATAAGGCATGGGAGCTTTTGAGATTTGATTTAAACGGAGCTATTCTGGACATAGATGCGTTAACTGTTGACGATATCACACAGAATCAATTTGATGCACTGGTGAGTTTCGGGTACAATGTAGGAACCAATCAGACCGGTTATAAAGGGTCTACGCTTCGTAGAAAGATCAATAATAACCCTTTTGACTACTGCGCTATTATTCCGCAGTTCTTGCGCTGGAAATACGATGATGGTAAGGCTTATGATGGATTGCTCCGTCGCCGACAGGCGGAAGCCTGGCTGTACTGGAAAGGAGAATTAAGATACAATTTTTTACCAACCGATAAAATTATAGGTAATGGATAACAAGATTAAAGAGCATTTCAAAAGACACAACAAGTCCGAAGTTTTTCAGACCTCTGATGGCTTTTTGTTTCACAAGGATTTTGACGCCCGTGCGCACGCAGGGTCGCTAAAAGACAAGACCGTTAAGCGCTTTGAGCGTGGCAGCGAGGAAGTTGCAAAGGCAGAACCGGATACCGCCGGTCAAACTACAGAAAGTGATTCTGCCAAAAAGGCCATAGAGCAGCCAAATGCTCCTAAGGCCACTAAGACCTCGGCTGCGAACAAAAAAACAACGGCGAAAGCGGCCAAAGGAGCGAAAGCTTCTAAAGAGGATTCCGTAAATAACACAAACCCCGACGCTGCTGGCGAAAGCGATAATGCCTAAAGCCTAGCAGCACATATTAGCCAAAGGGCTGATAATCTGATTTATTAGCCCTTTTTTAAAATTCAAGTAAAATCAAAGCGATGTTACCACGTGTAAAAATATTCTTCCAGAACGGCAACTTAGGCCAGCAAGCTGTTAATGCTGATGGCGTTTTAGGTTTGATTGGTTCTGGTATTGCCATTGTTGGGAAGTTCGAGCTTAACAAAGCCTACATCCTTTATTCTATGGATGATCTGGCCGCATTAGGCATTACAGCGGCAACCAACGCAGCACTCTATAAATTAGTGAGTGAGTTTTACGCCAATGCGCCTTCGGGAACAGAAGTCTGGCTGATGGCTTTTCCGGACACCCTTCTTGTCAGTGATATTGTTGACAAGGATAAGGACAACGCAAAACTTTTGATCAATGCCGCCAATGGCAGATTAAAAGGATTGGTTGTGTCCAGGACTCCTGATGTAACCTATGTACCCGTCATCACTGACGGCTTGGACGCCGATGTTGCACTCGCAGCTACCAATGCCCAGGCATTGGCAGAGTGGGCCACCGATACCAAATTTGCCCCTTTATTTGTGATTTTGGAAGGTTATGGCTATGCAGGTGACCCAGCTGATCTGGCCGATCTTTCTGAAGGTCAAAACAACCGTGTCGGTATTTTCATTGGCGATACGGTCATAGACAGCAAAAACGCCACAATGGGTACGATCGCTGGTAGAATTGCCTCTATTCCAGTCCAACGCAATATTGGCAGGGTTAAAGATGGCGCCATTGCCTCCATTACTGGATTCATCGGAGATAAAACCGTTGAGGTGGCAGATGTGGAAACGCTGAATACTAAGCGGTATATGACCATGCGCACTTTTGTTGGCCGTTCAGGGTACTTCTTTAGTGATGATCCACTTGCCACCGCTGCCACGGATGATTATAGCAATTTGAGCTACAGAAGGACAATTGATAAGGCTTGTCGTGTGGCTTATGACACGTTGCTGCCTATTCTCCTGGACGAAGTACCGGTTAACTCAGATGGTACAATCCAGCTGCCTTATGCAAGAAGCTGGGAAGCCGCTATTGAGGATGCCATCGTTTCACAAATGACTGCCAATGGTGAGCTGAGTGCAGATGTTGAAAATGGTGATAATGGTGTCATTTGCGCCATTGATACTACTGTCAATTTGGTGGCTGGCAATCCTTTTAAAGTCCTTATTCAGGTGCGTCCGTTTGGATATGCCCGTCTTGTCGATGTGTATTTAGGCTTCCAAACTATTTCTTAACCCGATTTCAACTATTTAAAAAACAAAGAAAATGTTTAACAGCAGAGAATACGAATGGGGCGACGTCCGGTTAATCCTGGGTGGTATTGAGATCACAGGAATTCGTGGCATTAAATACACCCCTAAACAAGAAAAGGAGGTATTATATGCTAAGGGCAATCAGGGGCATTCCGTCCAAAATGGGAATTTCTCTCTAGAGGGTTCCATTACTGTTACCCAGTCCGAGATGGCAGCACTAGATGCAGCTGGCAACGGTAGCTTACTCAATATTCGCTCTATGACCGCAGTGGTCATGCATGGAGACCCTACCAAGGGTGTACCTCCGACTTCTGAAACCATCAAAGGAATTTCTTTTACAGAAGGTCCCAGAGAATGGAAACAGGGCGACAAGTTTATGGAATGTGAAATTCCATTTCTGGCACTTGCTCTGGGTTCTAAATAAATTCTTTAACCAAAATTCAAATAAAATCTACACAGATGAGCAAAGTTACAGCAGAACAAATCGCAAAATGGAAAGAACAATACGGTAGCGTATTCCAGTTAAAATTGGATTCGGGCGAAATCGCCTATGTGCGTCAACCAACCACACAGGAGATTGAATATGCCAGTGCTAACCTGATGCAGGGTAAGACCTACACTTTTGGCATTACTCTTTTTAAAACCTGCCAAATTGGTGGTGATCAGATTGACGCCAAACAAGAGGCAAAAATGAGGGGTATTGCACAGCAAATGACTTCCATTATTGAGGTTACAGCGGTTGAGGTGGAAAAGCTTTAACGGATGCCGAGTTTGGCATTCGCATAATCGGGAGCGAGAAAACAGATACAATCCCGAAGACTAAGGAAATGGATTTTGACGAATGGGGTCGCCAATTTAAAACATGGGTGGACAATGTTCGGAAGCTAAACGCCCAATTACGTTATTACTACGGTGTAGAACCCGGCAATTTAAGTATAACTGAATGGGCGTTTCGAGTAAATGAATTGAAGTGGATACGCCAAGAAGAGGCGAAACAAAACGGAAGTTAAATGTCAAATGTTCTCGAATACATATTAAGGCTTAAAGACCAGATAAGTCCAGCGCTCCAAAAGCTGGGCATCAACTCTGCGAATACCCAGGGCAAGATCGGTGGTATTGGCAATCAGGTCAAAAATCTTGATAACCAATTAAAGAGGACGGCTTCTGGTGGCATATCCATCTTTAATATCGCCCTGGGTAATATGGTGGCTACTGCTGCAACGTCAATGGCCAGAATTGTTCCGATGCTCGGAGGTGCCATATTTGATGGAACCGTCAAAAGGGAACAGGATATTGTCGGCTTAACCACCTTTTTAGGGGATAATGCCAAACGGGTTTATGATGCCATTCAGCACGATGCAGCGGTTACGCCATTCTCCACTGATTCCCTATTAAATGTAAATCGGGCTTTAATATCCTCTGGACTAAGTGCAGATCAGGCCAGAAAGGATGCCCTGAACTTAGCCAATGCTATTTCCGCTGTTGGTAAAGGTGATGCAGAGCTGTCCAATATGGCCGCTAATATGCAGCAAATTAAGACCGTTGGCAAGGCCAGTTCAATGGATATTAAACAGTTTGCCTTTGAGGGGATTAATATTTATGCCGCACTTAGTAAAGCAACGGGCAAATCGGTTGCTGAGGTACAAAAGATGGATGTCACCTATGATCTACTTTCTAAAGCCCTGGACAAAGCCGCTCAAAAAGGTGGAATTTATGCAGGTGCATTGGAAAAACAGGGCAAAACCCTGGGCGCAATGATGGAATCTGCCAAAGACCAGGCTTCGATATTCTTTGCTGATTTTGGTGATATGCTGCGTCCGCTATTCCAAAAAGGGTTGGTGTACTTCCAGAAGTTTGTTGAGTATATACCCAAAGTGTTTACTGCCATTAAGCCAATTATTGTGGCCATTGGCAATGTGTTTTTCTGGTTGATTGATGTTGTCGGCGGGGTGATCAAATTTTTCCAAAGCATGTATGTCAAAATCCAGCAAGGGAACCCAATATTTATTGCGCTAGGCGCTGTAATCGTTGGCCTTGTTGGCTATATGATACTGATGCAGACTTGGTCGATATTATGTGCTACCGCTACAGGTATATTGACAGCGGCTCAATGGCTTTTAAATGCGGCCTTATCTGCCAATCCAATTGGGTTGATCATAGCTGGAATAATTGCTCTGATTGCGCTAATTGGCTTTTTGATATACAAAATTGATGGTTGGGGTAATGCTTGGAAGCACACGGTCACAGGTATGAAGCTCATTGGAGATTGGTTCCTGTCTTCATTCAAATACGCATTTGATACAATGGTTAACGGGTTAATGATCGGCATTAATAAGATTAAAGCAGGGTGGTATGAGTTTAAAAATTCAGTTGGTTTAGGGGATAGTAGTGCCAACGACCGAATGTTAGCCCAAATCAATGCGGATACCAATGCCCGTAAAAAGGCTATTGTCGATGGGGCCAGAAACCTGACCAATTTACAGAAACAGGCAATGAGCGAGTTTGTTCAGGCTGGGCAATCATTGAGCTGGAACAAAAAGACACTGGGAGACTTTAAAAACGAGGTTCAAAGCAAATTGGGCATTGCCCCGGGCAAGATACCTGGTGGACAAACTGTAAATAGCAACGTGGGGGCTTTATCAGGTGGTAAGGGGAATACAGGAAAAGCAAACAACGCGGTAGCAACCGGCGGTCAAAGAAATATCACGGTAAATATGTCCATCGGCAAAATGATCGATGGCTTTAAAATAGTGGTTTCTAATACGGAGGAGGGCATTAGAGATTTGGAACAAAAAGTAATCAGTGCAGTAACCAGAGGTGTGGCGGCTGGTGCTTCATTAGGAGGATAAGAAAAATGAATGTATTTGAAATACCAAGTTTTGTTAAGGGGTTAACACTGCCGAAAGCGGAGGAAGTTGGTATTAACTACCCTTCTGTCGGATTTGATGCTGATGTTCGGGATTCCTCAATTCCTGATCAGGTTCAGTATACCATTTTTGGGACTCCAATGGTTGCCCCACTGAAATTTAAGTCCAGTGACGATAATATTAATGAATGGTGGCTGTTTCCAACCGAACCATTAATTACAATTGAAGGTGAAAATGTATTGACTCGTAGAAATGTCGCAAAGATGCCAATGGGTTTAAAGAGGCGTAGGGGAACAATTAAGGAGCGTTGGATGCAGGGCGATTACGCCATCACTATTGAGGGTGTGTTGGTTAATAATAATCAAAATTTAGGGTTTCCAGAAAGCGATAAAAAGAAACTCATTGAGTTCTGCGAATCAAGGCAAGCTATTGACGTGCTATGTCCACTTTTTGAAACGCTAAATATTAGACGTATTGTGATCGACAAATGGAGTTTACCCTTTACAAAGGGAATTGAAAACCAAAGTTTTAGAATTACAGCATTTTCCGATGATGATTGGGATTTGCTGATCAAAATAAAAGAAAATGCTCTTTGATATCGACTATAAAATAACCATCGGGGATTACCAGCTGATGTTATTGGATAGTGTCGAAATTCATAAATCGGTTGACCTATTGGCCGATAACTGCATGATAAAGTTGCCCGGAACGGCACTTAATTCAGTCCTCAAAGTGGAGGATAGTATAAAGAGGGGTGATAGGGTGACAGTAATGGTCGGCTATTCCGGCAATCTGGTAAAAGAGTTCTTTGGATATCTACAGAATATATCAACCGATGGAGGAAGTATCAGCCTGAATTGTGAAGATTCAATGTTTTTGCTACGTAAGCCGGTTGCTGACAAACAATTTGTGAAAGTTGATATTAAGACAATCGCAAATTATCTGGTTCAGCAGACGGGTGTAAATATGAAAGTTGAAAGCAGCCTGCCGATTACATACGACAAGTTTGTAATTAGTAAAGCCACTGCCTATGATGTGTTGAAAAAGATGCAGGAGGAGACAAAGGCTAATATTTTCATTACAGAAGGTGATCAGCCCACGTTGCAAATTCATCCTCCATACCTGGACAAAGGCGGTGATGTTAAGTACAGCTTTCAAGTCAATATCGAATCGGACGATTTGAAATATGTGCAGGCAGAGGACAAGCGAATACAGATCATAGTAAAAAGTACCGGAAAGGATGGAAAGGTAAAAGAGGTAAGACATGGCACCACCGGCGGTGATCAGTCAACGATAGAAGGCAACGGAATGGACTTGTTTTCTATGCAAAAGGTGGCTGAAAATGAATATAACAGGCTTTTGTATGATGGATATGAAGGTTCCATTACTGGTTGGTTAATCCCTTTTGTAGAGCCTACATGGTCGGCTGAAATTGTAGATGAAGAATACCCGGAAAAGGATGGCTGGTATTATGTGATTAGTGTTACGACTACCGTCAGCTCAGAAGGAGGAAAACGGAAAGTTCAAATAGGTAGAAAATTATCGAATGGATAACTATAAAAAACTGGTGGATGTTCTGAAACAGGCGATTGGCGGAAATGATAACATCCCACTGATTAATGCGGAAGTAAAGGAAATCACCGGCGAAAGCTGCACTGTTCTTTTTGGTTCGGATAAAATGGAGCTGACAGAGGTCAGGCTAAAAAGTTCCATCAATGAAAGCGACAATTATCTGTTACTTATCCCAAAGGTTGGCTCAATGGTAACCTGCGGGTCATTCACCGGGGATTTTAAGGATTTATGTGTTTTGGCGGTGGATGAGGTGGAATCGTTCAAATATGTGCAAAATGGGCTTGAATTGTATATTGACAGCACTGACGGGAAGGTAAGCGTAAGAAACGAAGAGGTCAGCCTGGTCAATTTATTTGGTAGCCTGGTCACAATTCTCAAAGGGTTAAAGGTTTTTACACCTGTTGGCCCATCTGGAACAATCCTCCCTGAAATCTTGCTCAAAGTAAACCAGTTTGAAACAGACTTTAAAAAACTTTTAAAATGAGTTTAGACAAGGGCGCATTAAAAACAACAATTGTTCAGTTACTGACGGATATGCTCGAAAAGGAGGAAAACTCAATTGAAGAATTTGCTGATAGGTTATCGACGGCAATTGATGATTATACAAAAGGGGCAAAAATAGTTTACGCATCCGGCCTAACATCTGCCACCGGCGGTGCAGTGACAGGAACTTTTAACGGAAATATTGAATAAAATGAGAGGAACAGCAATTGCCCTGGGCAATGATTTTGATTTGAAGGTTATCCCACAAAGAGGGATAGACGGGAAAATTATTAAGGGGTTACGATTAGAAGAGACGCTCCCGCAAAACCAGGCCATCATTTTAAAGATGCAGCCAGGAGAATTAAAGGAAGTTCCTTATTTGGGTTGTGGGATTGATGACATCAGCCTTGATAATGACCTTTTAGAATGGCGGAGGAAAATTAGAATGCAATTGGAATTAGACGGACAGGCGGTTAAAGATGTAAAATTTACGGATAGCAAATTAAAAATAGATGCCAGTTATTAAAACCAGATCGAGACAAAATATTTTGGATATAGCTATCCAAGAGCAGGGAGATGTCTCAGCGGCTTTTGATCTGGCATTGAGTAATGGGTTCTCCTTGACGGACGACCCCAATATTGGCACGGAAGTTCAAACAGCATCGGCAAAAAATAAGGAAATAGTAAAGTTTTTCAATACAGAATTAAAGAATCCCGCATCACGAGACGGAGTGATTATTAATAAGGGGGTTGGTTATTGGAGGGTTGGAATAGATTTTAAAGTAAGTTAAAATGGCAAGAACAATCGCAGAAATAAAGAAGCAAGCAACTGATATTTTCATGGAAGATGAGAATATAAGGACAGCCTATGAACTTACTGAAGGGAATACTTTTGAGCAGGAGTTCTCATCTGTCAGCTTTGAAAGTATCTTATTCTATATAGTGGCTTTTATTACATGGGTTCTGGAAACCATTTTTGATACTCATAAAACGGACGTCATTGCCGCCATTTCCGAAATGAAGCCCCATACTGAGCGCTGGTATGCCAATATGGCTAAACTATACCAACATGGTTTTGCCTTGCTTCCAGAGTCCGACAAATACGACAATACTGGTAAAACGGATGATGAAATTGCCGCCAGCTTGGTGGTTAAATACTCAGCTGTGGTAAAGCAAATCGATACCTATGGCCACATTACACTGAGGATAAAGACTGCAACGGATACTGGAGAAGATTTGGGGCCACTCAGCGAAGAGCAGTTAAACGGTGTCCGGGAATATTTTAACCGGGTTGGTGATGCTGGTGTCGCATTATCCATTGATAGCCTGCCTCCCGATTCCCTTAAAATGAAGTGGACGGTATATTATGATCCACTTATTTTAAACGGACAGGGTAACCGGCTGGACGGATCAGCGGAAAATGTGATTGCAACGGCAATTAAAGCTTATTTAAAGCAGCTTCCATTTAATGGAACATTCGTGTTGCAATATGTAACCGATGCTGTTCAGGCGGTTGATGGGGTTGTGATTTGTCAAATAGATACCGCTTCATCTAAATATGGTGATTTTGAATTCTCCAACATAGATACCAAAATAGTTCCTGATTCTGGTTATCTAAGGTTCGCAGAGGATACTGACTTAACTATTACCTATATACCACAAAGCCCTATTAAGTAATGCAATTCAATCGACCGATATATGATTTTGATTGGAAAAAGTTAACCAGGTGGTTAGTTCCGGTGGTGTTGCGGCAGCCAAAGTTATTGGCTTTTATAACAGCCAGTATTTCTGGGATAAAATATGTTCACTCTCGATTCCTGAATTACAAATACACGACTGAATATGATCTGACGATCACTCCCCAGGTGTGTTATCTGGAAAAGGCGCTAAATGATAGGTTCGATTATAACGAAAGGCGCATTAGGGTGGTTTTAGGGGTTTACTATCCACCTCAGCCGCTTTTTCTAAAAATAGAAGCCAAGCCTCTCGCACTAAGTAGGAAACAGGAGAGTCGGAAGAGCCTTCTATTTAGGAAAAATGAAACCGCTCAGTTTACGAGTGATTTCATAATCAAAGTGCCAAGGTATTTAAATTATAATGAAGATGAATTGACCGCATTA